CCATTTCAAATGGTATTTATAAAAAATTTGGAACAATTGATAAAGTAACAAATAGAACACAAATCGTAACTTCTGGAATATGGAGTGGTGATACAGGTTCTCTTGATGTAAAGGCAAATTACACATCATCTGCACAAGTTGCATCAACTAGTGGTAAATACTATTTGGATGTGTATGATACAACAAACACAGGTTCAGGAGAAGTTCAATTTTCAATTGCATATGGTGATGTAGACGGATTTGGTGCACCCACGTTGACTCAAAACGATGATTCAACGATGCCAACCAAAGCTACTTATAATCAATATAAAAATGTATTATTAGAAAGTTCTGATAATTATTTTAGTATTTATACAGGTTCTACTATGGGTGGTGCTGATATGAAATCATTCTACGCAATCAATATCAATAGAGCAAGATACAAAGAAAGATTAGACCCAGGAAATATTTCAATTCAACTTTCTGGTTCTCTTGCAAGTAATTTTACACTTATCGATGATAGTGGTGGAACTGATGAAAATGTAACAACTGCTGGTAGAGTTTATAATTTAGTAAGTGGTTCATTGAATATTGGTTCAGCATTAACTTCATCAATTGCAACAACTAACGGATATAGTGCACCTAACGGACAAGGATATGGTTTATTTTATCCAGATATGGGTATTATATTATTAAATCCAAAAGCATTGGCTGCAGCAGTTGACCCTAAATTGGGAGAAGCAAGTGGTTCAATTCAAAATGTATATCATCAAAGAAATGGTAATAACTCAGGTTCAGTTGCATTATTAATGGCAATTAGTGGTGGTATGGATTTCCAAGTAAGAAGAACTGAAAATGTTTCAACTTCTCATTACTTTGTAAGAGCAAACAATAGAGAATTCAATTTCTCAAACAACCCAACATTTGTAACAGGTTCAGTTGGAGCATTTGCACAATCATTGTTTGAAAAAGACCCACATGTATACATTACAACTGTAGGTTTATATGATGATTCAAATGAATTATTAGCGGTTGCAAAAACTTCTAAACCAATTGAGAAATCATTTGATAAAGAAATTGCAATTAAAGTTAAGTTAGATTTCTAATCGGAGAATATATTAAAAATGTTAGGCCCCCTCTTTTGGGGGTTTTTCATTAAAAGAATATTTATATACGATATGTTAAAAAGAATACCAAAGTCGGATATTAGTATAAGGCCTTTTAAAGCTTATAAAGAATGGAGTTTTGACCAAACTTCCGATGAAATTGATTTGTTAGACGCAAATGTCAGTTCATCAGACTTATCTGGACTATATCCTAAAAATTCTATATACGGACAACTAAGAGCTCAATTTTATAATGGAAATGAAGATAATCCATTTTTACGATTTGGTAATAAGACAAACGAATATAATCCAAATCCGATTGCAAAGGAAAGATATTTGGGGAATGACGCTAAAGTAATTTCTATACCACAAATATATGTTGGTGAAGGAATTAAAAAAGGGTCTTTATCCATTATTGATACTGATGCTAATATGGTGGATGATTCATATGGTAACATACTTTTATTGGGAAATGATACTATTACGTTTGGTTCATATAATATGGAATTTCCACATAATTACACATTTTCATTGAATGGTACTAATTATGTTGTTAAAATAAATTCAATTGATTTAGAAAGTCAAACATTGCTTTGGGATTACAATTCAACACCATATACTGCCAGAATTATATCATTTGATATTAATAGTGGAGATATGATTGTTGATAATGTTGAATTTGCAAGTGCAGCGGATACGGTTCAACGAGTTGGTAATGTATTTTATAATGCCGGATTAATTGTTATCACTAGAAGTCCAGAACAAAAATTATTGACAAATTGGGATTTATCATTTAAATCAACAAAAACAATATACGAACACGAATATCTTTTAATAGTAAATGAAGATGAATTTAACGTTTCACAAAATCCATCAGCTATTGTTGAAATTGGAATGGAAACCGGTTCTATAAGAGGTACGGATGGTAAAATTTATAAAACTATAACCAATACTGGGACAAAGTATATAAGAAAAAAATCTATATTAGAAAACGGAGATACCTTGGATTATAGAATTGGGTCATCATACAACACATCGATTAGTGGTGGTTTTGAACATTATGATTTAAGTGGGTCAATCGATTCAACGGGTTCATTCTTATCACCATTTATTACAACAATAGGATTATATGATGATAATTGTGATTTAGTTGCTGTGGCAAAATTACCACAACCAATTAAATCCGAACCAGATATTCCTGTGAACTTTATTGTACGATTTGATACATAATCTTATATTTATATTTAAAAACAACAAAAATGGCAACAATAGAAGAAACTTATAAAGCAAGACAATCTGAATTAGGTCTTGATAATTTAGGATTTGATGCAGGTGTAGCAGCAAAAACTCCATATAGCACCAATGATTTGCAGAAGGCTGATGAACAAGTATTGACTGCTACTAAATTCAAAACAGGTAGAGGTGGTGAAAAGAATTTCGCTAAATACTCTGATTCTGTAAAAAGATAAAAAAACTTAATGGCTAAAAAAGTTACAAAAAAGAACAATCCAAAATGGGTTGCAAAAAAGTATGGGTTTAAGTCTGGTTTAGAAGAAAGTATATCATCTCAAATTGAAAGTAGAGGTATACCCGTAGAATATGAGACTGAAAAGGTTGCATACATCATACCCGCATCCGAACATAATTATCATCCAGATTTTAAACTACCAAATGGTATACGAGTTGAAACCAAAGGTAGATTCGTAGCAGCAGACCGTAAGAAACACCAATTAGTAAAGGAACAAAACCCTAATTTGGATATACGATTCGTATTTTCCAATTCAAAGAACAAAATCAGCAAAAACTCAAAAACTACATACGGAATGTGGTGTGAAAAGAACGGATTTAAGTATTCGGACAAATTCATCCCAGAAGAGTGGTTTTTAGAGGAAAATAGACCGTAAAATATTTGGTAATATCAAATATTTGTCGTATATTTAGAGGGTGTTGAAGCAAAATGATAAGAATATAGTCGTATCTACTCTAACCGGTGTGTTAGGTAGTCATCTCACTCTAAAAGGAAATGAGTTAGCATTTTATTGTCCTTTTTGCAATCATCACAAACCAAAACTACAAGTTAATACGGAAACTCAAAAGTGGCATTGTTGGACTTGTAATAGTGGTGGTAAAAAATTGACCTCATTATTAAAGAAGTTGGATGTTGATAGAAAGACTATTTCAATTATTAGAGAAATCTATGGAGATAGCAATTATAACCCACAATTAGAGGACGCCGATACAAAGGTGTTCATTTCCTTACCAAAAGAATTTATATCGCTTAGTGAGACTCCCAAAGGGTTTAATCCCGAATATAAACATGCAATCCATTACCTTACTCAAAGAGGTATTACGGAAAAAGATATAGTCAAATATAATATAGGATATTGTAAAGAAGGATTATACGGACAAAGGATAATTATACCATCATACAATTCCGATGGGTCATTAAATTACTTTGTTTCTCGTTCGTATTATCCGGACAACAAAATGAAATACAAAAATCCTCCAATCAGCAAAAATGTAATATGTTTTGATTCCCAAGTAAATTGGAATGAACCGATTATACTATGTGAGGGTGTATTTGATGCAATTACTATTAAAAGAAATGCAATTCCATTATTGGGTAAGTTTCCATCCAGAACATTAGTGGAGAAAATCTTTATGAGTGGGGTTAGTGATATTGTTATTTCATTAGACAATGATGCAATTAATGAAGCACTCAAAGCAGCTGATTATTTTAGGAAGCAGGGTATCCATGTGAAGATGATGTATATGAAAGATAAAGATGCTTCCGAAATTGGTTATGAAAAGTTTTATGAAGAACTAAAGAAAACTAAAGAATTTTCATCGGAAGAATTATTATTAAACAAAATAAATAATTTATAATGCAAATTAAACAAGATAGTAACTTTTTAACAATCGCTGATATAGAATTTGATATTCAAAAAGAAATAATTGAATTATTGCAAACCAAATATAAATTTAATTATTCAATACCAGAATATCCTAATTGGAATAATTGGTCTCCTAAAATCAGATTAACCGAAAATGCAAATAGTATAAAAAATCAAACCGTATATAAAAGAGCTGGGTGTTATAAAATATGGTACAACGATGAACTAATTTATATTGGAGAAACCAGATGTGATAATATATTAAGTCCAAATACCAGACCAGGTATGTGGGCAAGACGTGGTGACTTTCGTTCAACGGTTTTGGGTAAAGACATCCGTAATCCGTATGGTAATGGTTCTAAATTTTTAGAAATATTTGGGAGGGATGCAATAAAGGATACATATCATACATTTCACCATGTCCACCCATTGTATTGTAAAGAAGCAGAATTGGAATTATTACAGAATTATTATAATGAATTTGGTAAATTGCCAATATTACAATCGGAACATGATTATAAAAGAATTAAATAAATAATATGAATAGATTAAAAACTATTTATCATATTGCGGATGTTCATATCCGTAATGTTAAACGACACAAAGAGTATAGACAAGTATTTGAAAAAATGTTTGAAGAAATCCGTAAAAGAGGAACGGATGATGCAATCATTTATTTAGCAGGTGATATTGCCCACGCTAAATTAGAAA